GCTTACACTTTAGCAAACTTACAGGATGATATTAGAAACTATACAGAAGTAGATAGTGGGGTTTTATCAAATACTATTTTAACAACTATTATTAAAAATGCAGAAAATAGAATTTATAGAGAAGCTGATTCTGATGATAATCGATTTTATGCGACTTCAAACTTAGCAGCTGGAAGTAGGTATGTAACCATACCCTCTAATTTAAGATTTATTCGATATGTCCAATTAACAGATGCTGATGGAGATCAAACTTTTTTAGAAAAAAAAGATACTTCATATATGGCAACTTTTTATAATACCCCAGGAACCGCTTCTGGAATACCTAAGTATTATGCTAACTGGGATGCTAATTATTGGGTAGTAGCACCTACTCCAAATAGTACAAATTTAATCACTTTAGCCTATACAAAACAACCAGATAGTATTACAACAACTACTGGTGTAACTCCACCAAGTACTAATGGAACTTACACATCTAATAAATATCAAGATTTACTTTTATACGCTTGTCTGGTAGAAGCATATGGATACTTGAAAGGTCCTGTAGATATGTTACAATACTACGAAGGATCTTTTAAAAGAGCTTTACAATCGTACGCGATCGAACAACAAGGTCGTAGACGCCGAGACGAATATCAAGATGGTGTTATTCGGACTCCTATAAAATCACCATCACCATAATAATAATTAAGGAGACAATTAAATGGCAAATATAGTACCCGACTCTTTTAAAACAGACCTACTTGGTGGAGTGTTTGATTTTGATTCATCCGGTGGATCAACTTTTAAATTAGCACTTTATACAACACAAGCTGGTTTTAGTACTGCGTATGCAGCGTATGCGACTACTAATGAAGTTTCTTCATCTGGTACGAATTATACTGCAGGCGGAAATACTTTAACTAATAATGGTGTAGCGATATCAAGTAATATTGGTTATGTTGACTTTGCAGATTCGACTTTTTCATCTGTAACGTTATCAGCAACTGGTGCACTGATTTATAAAGGAACAAGTAATGAAGCTGTATTAGTTTTAGACTTTGGCGGAACAAAAACTGCGACTAACGGAGATTTCGTTGTTCAGTTTCCAACTGCTAACTCATCTAGTGCAATCATTAGACTTGGCGACGCGTAAGATTTTTTGGAGTAGTAAATGACGGCATTTGTAATTAACGATAGGGTTAAGCAAACCACAACGACTACTGGCACTGGAACAATTGATTTAAGTGGAACCGAAACAGGTTTTGAAACTTTTGTTGCTGGTATCGGGGATGGTGTGCAAACTTATTATGCAATCGTGAATGATGGTACTGCTGAATTTGAAGTTGGTACTGGAACTGTAACGGATGCAGGAACAGATACGCTTTCAAGACAGTCGGTCATTTCATCTTCTAATAGTGATAACTTAGTAGACTTTGGTGCAGGCAGTAAAACTGTATTCTGTACATTGCCAGCTAAGAAAACTATTTCTCCAGTAATGGATGCAACACCTTATATAGTAACTCATGCTTCAACTTTAAGTCTTAATCAAACAGTAGACTCTGGAGTTTTAGCAGGACCAGTTACAGTAACAGGAACACAAACAATAACAGGAACGGTAGTAGTCGTATAATGAGTAAAATTGAAGTTGATCAAATAGACCCGCAATCAGGAACAACCTTAACTCTTGGAACTTCAGGAGACACGGTAACAATTCCTTCAGGTGTAAGTTTAGCTCCAGGTGGAGGATTAACTCTTACAGGAAACTTTGTCGTTGATGGTGGAACAGTAAAACTAGATGGTAACTATCCAACAGGTACAGGTAATGTTGCTTTAGGAGATACTGCTTTAGATAGTGGAAGTTTGTCTGGTGCTTATAATACTGCTATTGGTTCTGCATCTATGACAACTAACACAACAGGTGCAGAAAATACAGCGATTGGCGCCGATGCATTGTGTGCAAACACAACAGGTGGTAGCAATGTAGCAGTAGGTAGATGTGCTTTATTATCAAATACAACGGCTGGTCAAAACACAGCAGTTGGTAGAGATACTTTATGTACTAACACCACAGGTGCTAATAATACAGCTTTAGGCTTTAGAGCATTAAGGTCTAATACAGAAGGAAATAGTAATATTGCAATAGGTTATCATGCTATGTGTACTAATACTACAGGTAGCGTTAATCTTGCTATGGGTTTTTGTGCAATGGAATCTAACACAACAGGAACTTCAAATACAGCTATAGGTGCAAATGCTTTAGAAACAAATACAACTGGAACTGATAATACAGCAGTTGGTAGAAGTTCTGCGACTAAAACTACAACAGGACTTTGTAACACTGCTATGGGTGGAAATTCTTTAGCTTGTAATACGACAGGTTGTTACAACTCAGCATATGGTAGAGATGCTTTATGTGCTAATACAACAGCAAATTCTAGCACAGCAGTTGGTGTAAGTGCTTTAAAAGCTAACACAACAGGCGCACAGAATACAGCAGTTGGAGCAAGTGCTTTATTATCTAACACAACAGGAACAGAAAATGTAGCTATTGGTTTTATGACAATGTGTAATACTACAACAGCAGACAGTAATGTTGCTGTTGGTAACTATTCAATGAGAGCAGCTACAACAGGAAATAATAATACTGCAGTTGGATATTGTTCTTTAAAAGCTAACACTACAGGTGCTTGTAATACAGCAATGGGTAGATGTTCTTTACATGCTAACACAACAGGAGAATTAAATACAGCAATTGGCTATAATGCTTTAAAAGCAAATACGACAGGAGGTTCAAATACAGCAGTAGGTAAAGATAGTTTATGTGTTAATCAAACAGGTACTTTTTTAGTTGCAATGGGTCAATCAGCATTAAGAAATAACACAGGTTCAAGTAATACAGCAGTTGGTGCAGATGCAATGTTTGGAAATAGTTCTGGTGAAAATAATACAGCTATGGGTAAAAATGCATTGAATTGTAACACAACAGCTTCAGAAAATACAGCAGTTGGTAGAGGAGCTTTAGAAGCTAATACTACAGGAACACCAAACACAGCAGTTGGTAGTTTAGCTTTAACAGCTAACACAACAGGTGCTTCTAACACAGCTATGGGTAGACAATCTATGCAAGCTAACACTACAGGTGCAGAAAACTCAGCATATGGTAGATGTTCTTTAAAAGCTAATACAACAGGAGCTTGTAATACAGCAGTAGGATTTAGAGCTTTAACAGCAAACACAACAGCTCATTGTAATGTAGCAGTGGGTTATAATGCTTTATGTTCACACACAACAGGAAATGGAAGAAACACAGCAGTTGGTTTTCAATCTTTAAAACCAATGACTACAGGTTATGATAATACTGGTATTGGACATGAAGCTGGACAATTAATGACTACAGGTACTTGTAATGTATTACTAGGTAGAGCAGCTGGTGCAACTATTACAACAGGAAGTAATAATGTAGCAATAGGTTTTGAAACAATAGCTAACAATTCAGCAACAGGATCTAATAATGCAGTAGTGGGTTTTTGTGCTGGCGCACCAATATCAACAGGAGCTGAAAATGCATTTTTAGGTTATAGAGCTGGTTATGCTACAACAACAGGTAGTTGTAATGTTGCTATTGGACCATCTGCTCATCAAGATGCAGCAGGAACAAGTAATTCTATTTCACTAGGTTATAATGTTACAAGTATAGCTAATGCAATAACTTTTGGAAATGCTGGTACAGATTCAAGAATTGCTTTTGGTGCAACTTCAATTACTGCACCATCAGATGCAAGATTAAAAGAAGATGTAAAAGATGATATAGCTGGTTTAAGTTTTATTAATGATTTAAGACCTGTAACTTACAGATGGAGAAAAGAAAAAGATATACCAGAAGAAATGAGAACTCATGTTGCTGGTTCTGAAAAACGATATAATAATGATAAAGTTAATCATGGATTTATTGCACAAGAAGTAAAAGAAGCAATAGATAAACACCCAGAATTAAAAGATGGGTTTGATATGTGGACAGAAGAAGATACTTTAGATGGTAGACAAAGAGTGGCAGAGGGTTCATTAATACCTATGTTAGTAAAAGCAATACAAGAATTATCAGCAAGAGTAGAGGAATTAGAAAATGAGTAGTATTATAAAAGTAGATACAATCCAGGACCAATCAGGTAATAATATTATTAGTGAATCAAGTGATACTATTACTATTGGTGCATCTGGGGATACGGTTAATGTAGTTGGAACTTTACAAAATAATGGTGGGTCATTAGCAGGCGTAACCTTTAAAGAAGGTGGTACAAATTTTACAAACAGTTTATTAGTAGGAACAGATTCAACAGGAACTTTAAGTTCAGCTGACGGAAATACTGGAGTTGGTACAGGTGTATTTGGAGCATTAACATCTGGAGATAATAATGTTGCCGTAGGTTTAAATGCTTTAGATTTAAACACAACAGCATCTCATAATACAGCAATAGGTGTTGAAGCATTAAAATCTAACAACACAGGAGCAGAAAATGTAGCAGTAGGTAGTAAGGCTTTATTTTCTAATGTAGGTGCTGGACTTCAAAATATAGCCGTAGGTGCTTGTGCCTTATATGGTCAATCAGGAAACTGTTCTTATAAAAATATCGGAATTGGTTTTAACGCTGGAAAACAAATTACAACAGGAACAGATAACTCTTTTATTGGTAATGGTGCTGGTGTTAATATTACAACAGGTAAATTTAACTCAATAATTGGTAGTGCTTTATCAGGTGTTGCTGGTGCAGCTGGAGAAGCATTAACTACTGGTTCTTGTAACGTAGCATTAGGTAATGGTGCTTTAAAATTAACTTCAACAGCTTCTAATAATACAGCAGTTGGAACACTTGCTTTAAGTGCGAACACAACAGCAGTAGGTAATACTGCAGTTGGTACTAATTCTTTATGTTCTAACACAACAGGTTTTAATAACACAGCAGTTGGTAATTGTAGTGGAAATGATGTTACGACAGGAGATTGTAATACTTATATTGGTGCTTTTGCTGCATACCAAGCTACTACAGGAGACAATAATACTGCAGTAGGTGATCAAGCATTAAGTCTTATGACAACAGCTTCAGATAACACAGGAGTTGGAAGAAGTGCTTTAAAAGCTAACACAACAGGTGCAGCAAACACAGCAGTAGGTTTTGATGCACTAACAGCTAGTACAACATCAGCATATAACTCTGCTTTTGGTAGTTATGCTTTAGACGCTAATACGACAGGTGCAAAAAATGTTGGTATAGGTTTTAATGCACTTGGGGGTAACACAACAGCTTCAGATAACGTAGCAGTTGGTCAAAATGCTTTAAGATGTAACACAACAGGAGATGGTAATGTTTCAGTAGGTAGATGTGCTTTATTTAATAACACAACAGCAGATTATAACACTGCTGTAGGTAGACAGGCTTTATATTCTAACACAACAGGTACAAGAAATAGTGCTTTAGGATTAAATGCTATGTACAGCAATACAACAGGTGGTTATAATACTGCTAGTGGTGATGCTGCTTTATATTCTAACACAACAGCATCAAACAATACAGCTTTCGGTGCAGAAGCTTTAAAATTAAATACGACAGGTACTAGCAATACAGCAGTAGGTCTTTCAGCTCATGCTTGTAACACAACAGGTACAGCAAACACAGCAGTTGGTTTTGAAGCCTTAAAAGCTAACACATCAGCTACCTGTAATACAGTTATAGGTTATCAATCTGCTTTAGCTACTACCACAGGAAGTCTTAATACGTTTCTTGGTAGAAATGCTGGAGATGATCTTACAACAGGTGAAAAAAATATTTTTATAGGATATTCAACTAAATCATATTCAGTTAATTCTGCTTGTCAAATAGTTATAGGTGCTGGATTAACAAGTGTTGGTAATGCTTACATTACTTTAGGTGAAGGATCTGGAACTAACAGAGTTTATAATTGCTTTTCAAGTAATGCGACTTGGACAAAAGCATCCGATCAAAGATTAAAAACAGATATTCAAACAAATAATGTAGGTTTAGATTTTGTAAGCAAGTTAAGACCAGTTACTTACAAATGGAAACCTTCTAACGAAGTCGACCAATCACTTGAAGGATATTATAACTCTGAAAATAAAGTAGATACTGATGTAGTAATGAATGGTTTTTTAGCACAAGAAGTTAAACAAGCATTAATTGATAGTGGAGTTTCTGAATCAGATGTATCAAAACAAGGTGTATGGTCGGAAGAACCAACTGGTATTCAAGCAATTTCAAGAGAAATGTTTATTATGCCATTAGTCAAAGCAGTACAAGAATTAAAAGCAGAAAACGATAGTTTAAAAACTAGAATAGAAGCATTAGAAAACTAGTCTTTACATTTCTAAGAAAATCCTATAAGAAAGTCTCATAATAAAATGAAAGAGGAGAGAATGTTAAATACATATGTTGTCGAAGGTGGAGTTGGTAAGTGTACTGCGTTTAGTGCATTAATACCAAAACTAAAAAAGAAATCAGAAGTTCAAATATACACACCTTACATTGGTTGCTTTGCAAGTAATCCAGATGTTAAATTAGTATTAGAGCAAACATTACCTTTGCAAGACGCAAGGATAATGGCATCAGATA